GGACCGGTAGAGGGCACCTGCGGGTAAAGATGGGATGAATTGTATATCGAGAACGCCTCCTGCAGCAAGACAGTTAATTGTTGACCGAGACTTGTGGTCGAAGACCAACCGCCGTACGTTGCTACCGTCTGGAATTCCAGTTGAAGTAGACGTACCGAAAGGATGCAGGCGACAATGAGCGTAGGCATAATCAATACCGTTCGGCATAACTTTGTTACGCATGACAGGACGCACGCGACGCTGGAGATTGCGGCTAACAGTATCCAACGTATAAGCTGCGGTAGTACTAATAGCCACTTTAGGCTGCTTTTTACTACGGCGGCGATTACGCTGCTTTTTCTTGTTGGGCTGTTGAGCGGGAGTCTTCTGTACATTACGTGGCATGTGATTGATTTGGAGGCGCTTAATTACTCGTATTTTTAATTTATTAAAAATATATAAAAGATTTATACGTTTACACCGATTGCCAAGTGTCGGTGTCGTGGTGACAAAGAGTTGCTATAGGAATGGATTCGTGTTCACCTTCGCTGGTGGCGCTTGGGCCATGACGATGGGAGGAACCGATTTGGCGGGGAGAGTTCCGGAATTCGCGGTAGCTGGAAGTTTTCTAGCAATCCGTGGAACGACTGCCACGCTGACCTTATCCTTGCTGCCTCCGTTTGGGCCAGGGCTCTTTGCTCCTGGACCCGGAGGTCGTATTGTTCGATCGCCCTCTCCAGCATTCTTGCTAGTAGTCGGGTGAGTCGTTGATGATCTTGGTCGCGTTGGAATGTCGGGTTGTTTTCTTCCGGTGGGTCCATCTTGCTTTGTCTGAACGGGTGGTTTTGGATCTTTCTTTTCTTCGTCTGTTATACGTTTTACGGTATTTTCAGCTGGAGGGTCCGCAACAGTCAACGTACTGTCTTTAGGAGGCAGGACGTGGCTGAAACGGCAAGCATCACCATGCTTACACACCTTTCCTTTAGAAAATGAACGGCAGACCTTGATTTCAAGTTGTGCCTTCTCTTCTACCATGTCGGGTATTGTTTTGCGTGGTGCTGCTATGATGATTTCCCTGTCCACTATAGCATCTACAGTGTTCTTAACATCTGTGGCTATAGCTGAGTCGAAGTAGAGATCCGAAAGTGTTTTAGCTGACTTGATCTTGGCCTCAAGAGCATCTAGTTGTGCGATGCTGGCATCCATGTTGATGGAGACGACATGACGCGTATAATCCTCATCGTCTGGCGGGAGGAATTGTACGTTTGCGTCGTACCTAGCCCAATATGATCTATCACTGAGTGTGGAAATGTACTGACGATGTTTGGTTATATTTTTAACCATGTCTTCGGTCAGCTCAAGTACCTTCCGGGCCCAATCACCTATAACTGGTGTTTTCGGGTCGGTTAGGATTAATCCTGTCGCTTTGCGGTGGAGGACCAATGCATCTGGTACTATTTTGGGGCTGGCCGTCAAGTGTAATTTGCGAAATTGTCTTTGCACATCACAAACACTTGCGTCTGTAGTCCACGGATCAATGAAGACCCGACCAAGAAATGGCACGGGGCATCCTTGTGGTATCATCTCTGCTTTGAAGGATAAACCAAAGACAGCTGCTGTGCGCATCATGGTGTTGGGTGGTAAATCGTATGTTACTCCATCATCGCCCCCGTAAATTCCCATTTTCTGCCAAGCTAACTCACTATCATAATGGTTGCGCAATGCGCAATAGCTCACAAATCCATTTATAATGGAGCCCATATCACTTGTGTCGACTGAACCCGATAATATCGAGTTGCCAGTGATGTACTTGACACCATGGCTGGTGGATGCACTAGCATATCTCTCTTTGTTCTCTAAACGGCGAATTTCCGCACGATAGAGGGGAGCATATGCTCGTGTCAAACACGTTAGATAGACGTCACGCAACAAAGCGCTGACTGATCCATCCAATTTGTCGGCATCAGTTGGTACAGCATACTCTGTGTGACTTGCTTTCAAGTGCAACAGTGTGCTAAACTCTTGTGGAGTTCTAGCAAATGCATACCAATGGGTCTGCTTAAGTACATTGTACTTAAACGGTAATGTGAACTGTCCAAATACGAAGTTGTGGTCCATGGGCAGTGTAGAGATATTTCGGGGTGCGGCGATTTTGGGATACGCCTCAGCTTTCTGAAAAGACCGAATAGTCGGGTCTGTTATATTCAGAAAATTTTTCACCTGTTCGAGCAAAGCTCTTTGGGATGGTCTGTTGAATTTTTCCGCCATCTCATCGTGGTTGAACGGGGCCAATGTTCCGGCCATTGCATCGGGTACGAGGTATTTCACAAATTCTGCCAAATAAGAGTAATATATTGGTGGAACTTGCTTCTCCTTATTCTTTGGTTCTTCCATGCGTCCAGCTAAGCATGCATGGTCATTATTTAATGACTTGACCGGTGAGAACGCGCCACCTTTTAGGTAGCCCGGCCATATTGCTCGCATGCTTGTCTTTCCGTCGTCTGTGACCAAAGGGAACAAAGTCTGATAGCTATGCTGGTCTACACAAGGAGTGACTATGTTTGGGAGTTGCCCGAACATTTCAGGACACCGTTTATAGGCGTCGTAGAAAAGTGCCGCACTGTTTAATGAATCGGGGATTTTCGCATGATTGAAAACCCGTTCGATCTGACCAATGTTGGGATCTTTTGTTTCAGCTGTTCTAATGAAAGCTGTAGCAAAAGTTCCACTCGGCACCGTGCACGATGTGTATTCACCCAGTCGACAAATGCTATAATAGCATGTTGTTCTGTCGGCTTCAGTCTTTGTAAACCTCGTAAATCCGAATCCGCTATGATTTAGTTTCCTGCGCGTTAACCTACGGCCAGTTGTTAACCAGCCAAGTGGACCATAAGTTTTCCTGATTGGATTGAAGAAAATTATCCTCCTATCTTCAGTTACCTTGACCTGCTCAATAAGATAAACTATTGAGTAAAACCAGTGATCGATGACTATATGGTCATCATCATAATCCCAAAGCGAATGTCGGTATCTTGCACCTCCATTCATCACTACGTCGACTGTGTCGTCTGGCAACACAGAGTACACGCCTTCAGTTGTTGAACCTGCGGGCTCATTCGGTACGAATGTGTACATTAATAAAGGGTTTCCCTTTAAGAATTTGTTCATGTCAACATAGTAATCAACATCAGTCATTGTTATTACATGACTGTCATCGATTGCTTGGTTTTGAGATTCCATCTGCAGATCTTTAGCAGTGTGGTACTGGCGGTCTCCCTGGGCATGCAACGTTCGCTGAGACTTGCTCATTGAATATGCATATGGTGTTTTACCAATTAAGCCTATGAAGTGGTCCATATAGGTATTCGCTTGGCATCTAAATGCAGCGGCGTGGGGGTGACTATGGTTTCGTGACGTTGTATGGGCGGAGGAGTTTAAGATAGTTACAGCCTTAAACTGTTGTCTCCAATCTTGTTCGACTCTTCGTGAACACAAATTGATTAACCACGTTCTTAACGGGGTTAAATAATATGTTGAGATATGCCATATGACAAGTTTTCTTGTCTTATACAATGTATACAAAACTACTAGTACACTTACTCCACGGACGTTGATAATTGTACGTCGCATTTCGTTCGCAACACGTAGTAAAACTTGTTTACTTCCTAGTAGCGCTTCGCTTACCTGTTTTACATCTAATACTTTAAAAGATGGGTAGTAGTTGATTATCATTTTGATATCTAGAAATTTATT